CAAGAGCAGACGCAAGAATTTCAAATGCAATACTAGATTCAGATACATTTACTGGTGCGTTATCTACTAACGTTCCTTCTGCTGAATCAACAAAAGCATATGTTGATGCACAAACAACAGACGAAACTGCAGAGGGGTCAACAAACCTCTATTTTACAGATGCACGTGTGATGACTTCACTAGCAACTGTAGATGCACATATTGTACCAACTACAGACGTAACATACGACTTAGGTTCTTCTTCAAAACAATGGAGAGATATCTATGTCGGGCCAGGTTCATTATATGTTAATGGACAACAAGTGGTTTCAGACAACTCAGGAACAATTACTGTTTCTGCTGATTCAGACCAAAATGTTAGTGTTCAAACAAGTGGTTCGGGTGATATCGAATTAGATGCAACTGGAACAGGTAATGTCCAAATTAAATCACCTATGCAGATACAAGCTTCAAATGCTATATCTTCATCAGACGGAAATGCAATTCAATTCTCAAACTCAATTGACGTAGATGCAATCGAGTCAAGAAGTACAGACACTAACTTAGTGTTGACAGGAAATGGAACAGGTAATGTTACAATTAATGACTCTTTAGCAGTCACAGGTGACCTAACAGTTTCAGGAACTACAACAACTGTAAACTCAGAAACAATTTCACTTGCAGATAACATTATTGCATTAAACAGTAATTTCACTTCAGGTTCACCAACAGAAGACACTGGTATCAGTGTAACTCGTGGTGGTTCTGCTGCTAAGACACTTCTTTGGGACGAAACAAATGACAAATGGACAGTAGGTTCAGAAACTTTTGTTGCAGCCACTTTTGAAGGTGCATTAACAGGTAATGTTACAGGAACAGTTTCAGGAAATGCTGGTTCAGCAACAATCTTAGAGTCAGCAAGAACAATTAGTTTAGGTGGTGACCTTTCGGGTTCTGCTTCATTCAATGGTTCTGCAGATATTTCAATCTCAGCAACAATTGCAGACGATTCTCATAATCACGTAATATCAAATGTAGACGGATTACAAACTGCATTAGATACAAAATATGAGAGTGGAGATAACGTATCATTAGGAACTATAGCTTCAGGTGCAATTACAATCACCAATGCAACGAATGCTGGTGGAACTGCAAGAAATATGTACCAATCAACATCAGCTCCTGCTTCAGGTGATGGTGCAGTTGGTGATATGTGGATTCTTTACTCCTAATACGGGGTAAAGTGTTGCACATAAATAATAGTATGTTAACGGAGACAATATAAATGGCTACAGGATTCTTTCAACAACCTAATTCGGGGTCAGCACAAACGGCGGTTAATGCACAAACACCGTTCACTTATAATGCTAGATATCCAGCAAGTGCTCAGCAACCGTATACGTTCCAATCACCATTTACATATAGTGCAAGATATCCTGCGAATGCTCAACAACCGTTTACGTTCCAGTCACCATTTACATATAGGGTGCCTTATATTGCTAATGCAAGACAACCAGTAATTTATAGAAACCCATTTACATATAGGGTTCCATATATTGCAAATGCTAGACAACCAGTAATCTATCAACATAGGTCTCCTTTCACTTATAGAAATCCTGTATCTGCACAAGAACCTAATATCAGAAATGCACAAACACCTTTCACTTACAGAAACCCAGTGAATGGTCAAGAACCTAACATTAGAAACGCACAAACACCTTTCACTTATAGAAACCCAGTGAATGGTCAAGAACCTAATATTAGAAATGCACAAACACCGTTTACGTATCAGAATAGACAACCATTTACGTATCAGAACAGACAACCGTTCACATATCAGAATAGACAACCTTCTACATATGCGACACAAGGTAGAACGCCAGAAGCGAGATGGGACGGAGTAGTAACACAGCAGTGGCCTGCTCAACCAATAACATAGGAATAAGATAATGGCATCAGGAAATCAAAACGTCAAAACACCTACAGGTTGGAATGCAACACGTGGTGCATGGGTAAAAACACCAGCTGGTTGGAATGCAGTAGACCAAATATATGTAAAAACACCTTCAGGGTGGAATAATGCATCAGGACAAGAATTAACACAAATTCCATATCCTTACATTGCAAATGCTCAGAATCCTTATATTGCAGATGCACAACAACCGTATATTGCAAATGCACAACAACCATATATTGCAGATGCAAGACAACCGTCAACCTATCAACATAGGTCACCATTTACTTATCAAAACCCAAGTAATGCTAGACAACCTTCTACATATAGTCATAGGTCACCATTTACTTATCAAAACCCAAGTAATGCTAGACAACCGTCAACCTATCAACATAGGTCACCGTTCACTTACAGAAATCCTGTAAATGCACAAGAACCTAATATAAGAAATAGACAGTCACCGTTCACTTATAGTGCTAGATATCCTGCGAATGCTCAGAGTCCTAGTAATAAACAGTCACCATTTACATATAGTGCAAGGTATCCTGCGAATATTAGACAACCTAACAGTGCAAGGAACCCGTTCACATACAGAGTTCCATATATTGCTAATGCTAGACAACCTAACAGTGCAAGGAATCCGTTTACATATCGTGTTCCATATATTGCTAATGCTAGACAACCTAACATTGCAAGGTCACCGTCAATCTATAACTATAGATTCCCAATGGTGTACTTCTATCAAACTGGTGGAGGAAATTTCTTACCACAGGGAGATGGTACGAAGAACGTGGGAGCTCTATAATCTCATTCACAAATTTAAAAGGGACTTTCGAGTCCCTTTTTTGTATCCTAAATACATTGTATGAAAAACTTGAAATACTATACAGAAGTTTTAGAAGAACTCAAACCCGAAGATTGGGACTTTAAAACACTAACTACACAAGAATTATATCAAAAAGAAGATTATCACTTCGGTGCTTTTAATGATATACGAACCATAGACAAAGATACTGAAGTATATAAATCCTTTAAATATGTCTTTGAGAACATTATACCACCCACAAAAATCATTAAGTGGGGAGATATTTTAGAATTACGTAAGAATAAAACATTCATAGGATTCCAAGGAACTTCATTGGAAGCCATGCATTATCACAAATATTTACCACACGTATATACCGACAAAGAGAGAACTGGTAAACAGATAGGAAATATGGATTGTAAGACACCTGATGGTGAATATGCAGATATTACGGAATTCACACCTCTATTAACACAAGAACAGAAAGACCAAGACCATATAGGTATATCATTAAACTCTATGTATTATCATAGTGCAAAAGCACATTGGTTGGTTCAAAGTATACAAGAAGAAGGATTACGACACCCTATACAAGGAGTGACATTTAAAGTTGACGATAGATTTGGTTTTAGAATCCACCCAGGCTCTATTAGGTCTAAAGTGTTTGAAGAATTAGAAGACCCAAATTTCGAAATATTTGCAACAGATATACACGATATCTTTGATTCAAAACCTTTGACTTGTGACGAGGTGTTAGAATATTGGTGTAAGAAACTAGAAGAGAGAAAAGATACTATCGGTAATTATAACATGTCAGTAACACTATGTAATGGAAACATAGAATACAACCATGCATTAATGGATTTAGACTTTCGAAAAGAAGTTTGGGAACATAGTAAAAAAGCAACACTTCAATCCAAAGGTAAACCTCTCAACATTTACATTGGGTATGATAGTAGCCATGGAGACTTACATGAAGTTAGTAAAGATTCAATTCTCAAAACTCTGAGTAACCAACACCTTGGACACTTAATTAAAGAAACAGAGTGGAAACCTGAGATTAAGTTTCTTGACATTTCCAAACTTCCCGATTATAATAGAGAGTATGCAAATCAATCTACTGAATTTACTTATAGTAGATTCTTAATTCCACATTTAGAAAATTATGAAGGTTATAGTATTTTTATGGATAATGATTTCATATGGAGAAAATCTATACTACCTTTATTCTATTATTTGAACTTGGATGATGCAGTTGCATGTATTCAATACAAACAAATAGAACACGATGAAACCAAGTTTAATGGTGAGGTTAATATAGACTATCCGAAAAAACTATGGTCAAGTCTTATGGTATTCAATAATGGACATGAAGACTGTAAGAAATTAACACCCGAAGTAGTAAACACTTGGACTGGAAAACAATTACACCAGTTTGAATGGACTGATAAGATTAGTAAAATACCCGAAAAGTATGTCTTTACTGAGGGGTATGATGACCCTGATGAGAAATGGGATTATCATGGTATCCATTATACAAGGGGAGGCCCATGGGTAAAAGACATGGATTATTCCAACATAAATAACTTAGATGACTGGTTAACTGCAAAAACCAACTTGCAAAAAAACCAATAATAGTATATAATGAATAGAGGAACAAAATATGAATGCATTAATATATAACCAAGATAGTAGACTTACTATAAGAAAACCTAACGGATTAGAGTGGGATTACGATAATGTTGATAAGCCTGATTTAGGATTTGATTATGAGGTGTTGATATATGAAGACATTGAAGTAAAAATACTTAAATGGGAAGACGGAAAGTGTTTTGACGACCAAGAGAAAGAACCTATATCTGATTCTGAAAAAGATGCAATCGAATTGTATATTGATAATGCAGAACCACCTTTAGGTTATAACTTAAATACACAATTTATCAATAGACTTGAAAGTGTAGTAATTGATTATACAAATTCCACTGCACAACAATACGGTATGTATGATTTAAATTATGCAAATATTGCTGGAAGAGAGGGGTCTAATCACCCTAGACGTGCAGATGCAAGAAGAACATTAGAATATTTTGATGCAATTTGGTCAGTGTTTGAAACTGTTGCAAATGAGATTCAGCAAACAAGAGAAGATACTTTAAAACCATTAGACGATTATCTTGCAGCGTTCCCCGACCCAATGGTAACACCCGATTCAAGAACAGGTTAATGCATGGAACTCATTTACCATGATGAGTCCTTCAAGTTACAAGACATAGGATTCCCACTTAAAGACATTCACATTGTTGATAATTGGTTACCTGTACAAATACACCATTGGATTGATAATACATTTTCTAGAAATCAAATATGGTCTAAACAAAACCAAGTGAATGCTGGTAGTCCTACTGGATTACCTCATCATCAGTTTTGGGGTGTTGGACTCTTTGACGCTGGACGGAGTGGAAAGAAGTATGAATATCCTAATTTTGCAAAAGAGATGCACGAAGATTCTTGGTCTGAGTTATATGATTGTAGAGCAGTCGCAAGATATTTAGATAGAAAATTACAAACAGACTTTGGTTTTAAGTGGGAAAGATTTCAATACATGGGACTGAATTCACAAACACAAGGTTTACACGGAACAACACATGCAGATTGTGAAGATGAAGATGAGTGGAATCTATCGTTTTTATATTATACCAATAAGTTTTGGGAGAAACATTGGGGAGGCCCTTTGAGAATATATGACGAAATGCAACAGGGTTTACATGGTCGTGCAAATCATATAAAGAATCACCAAATTGCAGAAATAGAATTTAAACCAAATAGATTGTTAATATTTGACGGAAGAATACCACATGGTGCAGATGCACCTACACCCGAGGCACGTTATATGGACAGAAAGTCCATAGTTATTAGAGGCGATGAAATTAGACTGGTAGAAGATGAGGAGTTTTTTAAACAATGCCCACGATAGAATTTAACACATATAACGAACAAACACTTAAAGATGTAAAACCCGTTCTTGCAAAATCTGTTTCACCCGATTGGTGGAAACAGATGAAATTTAGTGAATATAATCGTGGAAATCTAATAACAACTATTCGTGCATGTCCAGCTATGGACGATTGGTTAAAAAGTGGTTGGTATTTACTTGCAAACAGAGATATGATTGTTAAGAATGGTAGTATTACAGATTCAGATGACGATGATGAAATTTATATGTCAACACATGAATTTGGTGAAGGTTATGAACACCCTTCACCAGCACACCCTAGTGGTCAAATGGGATATGCATTTCAATATATTCCTGATGACGAAGCACCAATAAGGGGTGCATTTAAGTTTAGAAATCCATGGAATATTACAACACCGCCTGGATATTCTTGTTTATATCTAGACCCATTTCTATTTCAAAATAAATTCTTTGCAACATGGCAAGGTATTATTGATACAGACAAGTTTAATGCAAACTATGATAATGCACAAGTAATATTCTATCCTCGTGTTGGACATTCATTCGTTATACCAAAAGGAACACCTCTTTGTCAAATTATACCATATAAAAGAGAAGAATGGCAAGCCACATACCTTACGTATAAGTCTAATGATTGGACAAAGAATAGAAGTCATATTACTAGTAACCGTGAAAATAAAACTATGGACGAGTTTTCAAGAGACCCAGCAACTTCTGATGAATATAGAAAAAATGAAATGACAGTTGGTGGTTATCGTGGTGGTAATTTACATTCTAATAAAGGTAAACTATATAAACAAGAGAATCCACCACCCGAGTGTCCTTATCATGTAAGTGAGGATTCACCCGAAATACAATTGGAGTTAAACTTAAAAGATGATTAGATTATTATTCCCATATGTCTGTATTGAAAGAGACCTTTTAAAAGAAGGTGCAATCAGTGAAGACTATATTAAAATTCTCAAAGACGCTGTGGACGGAATGAGAAAGAAAGACACAGTTGGTAGAAGTATTTCTAATCAATACACTGGTTGGCAGTCAAATGATGGTTGTGAAAGTCACCCAGCATTTCAAAAAATAATGAGGATAATTAAAAACACTTTTGATACTGAATTATTAGATTGGAATGGACTTGATAGAGGACAGGTTCAACTAACAATGGGTAATTCATGGGCAAACATAAACGACAATACAGCATGGAATGCTCCACACTTACACAATGGTTGTTGGTATAGTGGTGTGTTCTATATCCATGCAGATGGAGACGAAGGAGACTTTATAGCAGTTGATAAAGACCCAAAAGTGGTATCAGACTTTCCACATTCACCAAGAGAACAAGCAAATTTTAAAGTATCACCAACAACTGGTACATTGTTTCTATTTCCAAGTGGTTTGATGCATATGGTGGAACCCAATATGACTCAAAAAGATAGATATAGTATTTCCTTCAATATGAATGTCACCTACTTAACTGCTGGTCTACAAGCTAGATTAGGGAATCCTAAAGGATATCACCCCGATGAACTTACTTTTACTACAGACGAAGACGGGAAATTAGTTCATTTATTTCCACAATTAAACAGTAACGACTAATCGACTTTCATAAATACTGGTATGGAAATAGTAGTATCACCTTATATCTTGTGGAATGTCATTATGACAGTCGTAATCCTACCCATAGGTTTCTTAGTTAGAAATGTTCTATCAGAACAAAAAAGAATTGATATCTTAATCAATAAAACACGTGAAGAAATTGCAAGAGATTATGCAACAAGAGAACAGATTGAAGCTGATTTTCAAAGAATTTTGGACTCAATCAACAATATAGATGCAAAGATAGACAGACTGCAAAACAAAACGTATTTCCAAGATTAAAATCGTTATAAATAGTAGTATAACAGGAATACTACTATGGCAGAACCAAATTCAAAAGCAACCTTTAAAGAGTATATAAAAAGAAAACTTGGAGCTCCTGTTCTAGAAATCAACGTGGACGATGACCAATTTGACGATAGAATGGACGAAGCACTCCAGTATTTCCGTGAATATCACTACGATGGTTCGATAAAAACATATCTTAAACACCAAATCACTCAGGCAGAGATTGATTCATTTAAAACGAATGAAACTCATAATGCAGCGACAACTGGAACACAAGCAATCTCAGGTCAAACTTATGGAGAAGGTCAAAACTACATTACACTACCCGAGCATGTGTTAAGTGTAATCAATATTTTCCCTTTCAATTCGGGTCAGACTTCAAGTATGTTTGATATTCAGTATCAATTAAGATTAAATGATTTATGGGATTTAACGTCAACGAGTGTTTTATATTACTCACAAGTTCAATCACACCTTTCAATGTTAAACGACATATTGGTAGGTCAGATACCTATTAGATATAATATGCACTCTAACAGACTCTACATGGACTACAGTGCAAGTAAATTGAGTGCTGGTGAGTATATCATTATTGAGTGTTATAGAAAATTAGACCCAACAGATATGACTGATATCTACAATGATATGTGGTTGAAAAAATATGCAACTGCATTAGTTAAGTATCAGTGGGGTGAAAACTTATCGAAGTTTTCGGGTATTGCACTTCCAGGCGGGGTAACACTTGACGGTTCTGCAATGAAACAAGAAGCACAAGACGAGATAACTAAATTAGAAGAAGAATCCCGACTGAATTTTGAGATGCCAGTCATGGATATGATGGGGTAATTGAATGCCTACAAATGTATTTTTTAACCATGCAGTAAATACTGAACAACACCTTTATGAGGATTTGGTTGTTGAGTCACTTAGAATGTATGGTCATGAAACTTATTATCTACCAAGAGAGATTGTAGAAGAGGATTCTATACTAGGAGAAGACGTACAATCAACTTTTGGTGATGCATATTCAGTTGAAATGTACTTAGAAAATACTGAAGGTTTCGAAGGAGAAGGAGACCTCATGTCTAAGTTTGGTGTCCAAGTAAGAGACCAAGCTACCTTTGTTCTTTCTTTGAGAACATGGGAGAGATTCATATCATTAGACTCCAATCTTGCAACATCACTAAGACCCAATGAAGGAGACTTAATATACTTCCCTCTTAGTGGTTCAATGTTTGAAATCAAATTCGTAGAACACGAAGACCCATTCTATCAAGTTGGAAAACTATTTGTATTTAAATTACAGTGTGAACTATTTGAATATAGTGGAGAAGATTTTGATACTGGTACAGGTGCAGACTTAATAGAACTAGACCAAGCATATTCATTAGGATTGACAATGAATGGTACAACAGCATACAATATTGGTGAGAACGTAACTAAAGGTGGAGTTGTGGTTGGTGAGGTTCAGACCTCATTAGGTAATGCAACCACACTTATACATAATTCTGCAACACTTACAGTTGGAGATACACTTGTTGGTGTAGATTCGGGTGTATCAGATACAATTGCAGCTATCAATGACGTATTGAATATGAACAACGATGGTTCTGCACAAAACAAAGACTTCGAAGATAAAGCAGATAATTACTTAGACTTCTCAGAGACGAACCCTTTCGGTGAGGTTACGTAATGTTTGGAACACATTTTTATAATGAAACAATTAAGAGAGCCGTGTCTATCTTTGGAACACTGTTTAATAATATTACATTAAAGAAAACAAAGGAAGACGGAACTGTATTAAGTATAGTTAAAGTTCCTATATCATACGGCCCAAAACAAAAGTTCCTTGAAAGACTACAAGAAGAACCAAACCTTTCTGATAATAATAGAAGTGCAATATCATTACCAAGAATTGCATTCGAACTTGGTGGTTTTGAATATGACCCCACAAGACAACAAAACAAATTAATAAGACATTCAAAATCTGAATTAGATGCAGATAATGTAAAACGTTCTTATCAATACAATCCAGCACCATACAATTTAAACTTTACACTTAGTATTCTTGCAAAGAATATGAATGATGCATTACAGATTGTAGAACAAATTTTACCATATTTTCAACCCGAATATACAGTCACAATGAAAATGATTGACTCTATGTCAGATACTAGAGACGTTCCAATAACACTGAATAGTGTTGCAATGGAAGACACATATGAAGGTGGATTTGAAGAAAGACGTGTTATTGAATACACACTAGAATTTACTATGAAATTATACTTCTTCGGCCCTGTTTACACTGGAAACATTATTAAGAGTGTTATTGAGAGAGAATACATTAACACTGGTAATGCAAGTTTCACAACTTCAGAAATTAATTCAAGTGGATTGGTCAAAGAGGTTAAACATTATGAACCTGCGTTTGCAGAGATATGTAATGCAGTGTCAAACTCCACAACAATCACTTTTGCAAATGCAATAAATACAAAGATAAGTGTAAATGACGAAGTATTTGGAACAGGAAATGCAACCAATCCAACAGTATCTTCAATTGCAAGTGATAAATTATCAATCGTAGTGTCAAGTGCAGTTACAATAGATGCAAACACTACACTTAAATTTGTAGGTTCAGTAGACCCAACAGATACATTCGTTGTTGCAGAAACAGTGACATTTTATGATGACGGTGCTAAAGAAAGCTTTAGTGAAACCAATGACAATTAAATATGACAAAAGAACCAATAGATGATAAGTTAAATTCTCTCTTAGATATTAACACCAGTCTCAAAAAAGAAACTGCAGTAGTCAAACTACCCTCTAGAGCAGAGAACATGGAAACGGACTATAGATATGCTCGTGAGAACCTCTACAACCTCGTAGAGAGGGGTCAAGATGCAATCGATGGAATACTTGAACTATCCAAAGAAACCGAACACCCACGTGCATATGAAGTCGCAGGACAGTTGATAAAGACTGTAGCCGATACTGCAGAGAAACTACTAGACGTTCAGAAAAAAATTAAAGATTTAGAAAAAGAGGACGAACAAAGAATAGGTAAAGTTGAAAATCACCTATACGTTGGTTCTACTTCAGAACTGCAAAAGTTTTTGAAGAAAGAAAAGAAAAATGACTGATTCAAAAAATGAAGGTTATCTAGGTAATAATCTAATCAAAAGAGCTGGGATTGAAACCCAGTATACTAAAAAACAGATGGCAGAATACTTAAAGTGTTCTGAAGAACCTGCTCATTTTATAGAAAATTATACACAAATTATATCACTGGACGAGGGTATGGTTCCCTTTACACTTCGTGGATATCAAGAAGACCTAATCAAACACTATGATAAAAACCGTTTCAATGTGGTTCTTGCAAGTAGACAGAGTGGTAAATCAATTACTTCTTGTGCATATTTGTTATGGTTCTTACTATTTAAACCCGAAGTCACTGTAGCAGTTCTTGCTAACAAAGGTGCAATTGCAAGGGAAATGATTGCACGTATCGTAACCATGTTAGAGTCTGTTCCATTCTTCCTACAGCCTGGTGTTAAGATTCTAAACAAAGGGTCAATAGAATTTGCAAATGATAGTAAAGTCGTTGCAGCTGCAACTTCTTCAAGTTCAATTCGTGGACTATCAATTAACTTACTATATCTAGACGAGTTTGCATTCGTAGACGATGCAGAGACATTCTATACTGCAACATATCCCGTGGTCACATCAGGTAAAGACTCAAAGGTTATTATTACCTCAACTGCAAACGGTGTGGGTAATATGTTCCACAAGATATATGAAAGTGCAGTACACGAACAATCGGAATATAAATCCTTTCTTATCAACTGGTATGACGTGCCAGGCAGAGACGAGGAATGGAAGAAAGAAACTATTGCAAACACTTCAGAAGCACAATTTGAACAAGAGTATGGTAACAGTTTCTTAGGAACAGGTAATACACTTATCAATTCTAATACACTACTTGGTATGAGAGCGTTAGAACCTGATTGGAATAAAGACAATCTGTTTCTTTATGAAAAACCAAAAGAAGGTCATAGATATGTTTGTACGGTAGACGTATCTAAGGGTAGAGGTATGGACTTCTCTTCGTTTACAATTATAGATGTGACTACAAGTCCCTTTAAACAAGTGTGTTGCTATAGAGATAATATGATAAGTCCTCTTCTCTTCCCCGATATTATAAATAAGTATGTTAAACATTATAATGAACCAATCGTTATTATTGAAAATAATGCAGAGGGTGGAACAGTAGCAAATCAATTGCACTATGACATAGAATATCCGAATGTTTTTGTCCAAGGACAATTAAAAGCGGAAGACATAGGAGTGACTATGTCCCGTAAAATTAAACGTATCGGTTGTTCCACACTGAAAGAGTTATTAGAAGAGAATAGACTTATCCTTAACGATAGACACACGATTACAGAACTTATGACTTTTGTCCATAAGGGAAATAGTTGGGAAGCGGATAGAGGTTATAATGACGATATGGTCATGAATTTGGTGTTATTCAGTTGGTTTGTAACGACTGAATACTTTTATCATTTAACAGATACACAAGTTAAAGATTTATTGTATTCAGAACAACAAAGGTTAATCGAAGATGATTTACTACCAGCTGGTATATTTGACGGGGAGACCCAGTCAGATACCTTTGTGGACACTGAAGGAGACCGTTGGTATCATAAAAATATGGATATACCAATTAAATTATAGTTGTTGGGTTATTTAAAGTTATAAATAAAACAGTAAACAACTTTTTACATTAACAGGAGTAAAAGTATGGCATTTCAAGTATCACCAGGCGTTCAGGTCTCCGAGATAGACCTGACTAATGTTGTTCCAGCCGTTTCATCGACTACAGGTGCATTTGCTGGACATTTCCAATGGGGCCCTGTTGGTGAAGTAGTAACAGTTTCAGATTCAAAGGGTTTAGTTGATAATTTCTATCAACCTGCTAATTCCGACGCTGGAGCAGAGGACTTCTATTCAGCGGAAGCATTTCTAAAGTATGGTTCATCACTTAGAGTCGTTAGAATCAACACATCTCAATTAAACAATGCAAACTCATCAAGTGGGACTGCATTACTAAAGAACAATGACGATTATGTCAATACTTACCAAGACGGTTCACAAGCTGGAACAGTTGGTAATTGGACTGCAAAATACGCAGGTTCTTTAGGAAACTCATTAAAAGTATCAGTATGTGGGTCTTCAGACGCATATTTCAATGATGCAGTAACAACAACCTCTTCACAAGAGTCAGTTGGACAGACAACCATTTCGGTTACTGATTCATCAGTTTTCTTTGTAAGAGACATTGTTAAGTTTGCTGGTCATAATACTGAATACAGAGTAACTTCAAAACCCGATGGAACTTCAATAGTAGTTGAAGCAATCGGTCAACCTGCTGGAACAGGTCTAACTGCATTAGTTGCCTCAGGTGCTAACGTAGATAGATATTGGGAATTCTACAGTTCATTCGATAAAGCACCTGCTACATCGGGTACTGCAACTGCCGCTGGTGGTTCAGCTGACGAAATTCACATAGTAGTTTCAGACGAAGACGGAGAATTCTCAGGAATTAAAAACACAATTTTAGAAACTTATGGTTTCGTATCACTTGCATCAGATAGTAAAGACAGTCAAGGACAATCAAACTACTACAAAAACGTAGTTGCAAGAAGTTCAGACTACATTTACTGGTCAGGTCATTCAACAGACCTACTTACAACTGCAAATGAAACAAGAACACACTTACAATCTGCTACAACAGCTTTTGGAAGACCTTCTTCAGTTATAATTTCATCACTTGGTGGTGGAGTAGACGGAAGAGTTCCTACTGCTGGTGAGAAATATGGTGCATATCAAGACCATTTCGGTGATGCAGAAACAGTAGACGTGTCATTCTTAATCGTAGGTTCAACAAGAACAGATAATGGTTCAGGAGTTTCACAAGACATTCTTGCAGACCACAATTCAATTGTTAACCAAATTATTCAAATTGCAGAAAACAGAAAAGACTGCATGGTTATATGTTCACCTAGACGTGCATCAGTAGTTGGTGTATCAAGTGAATCAACACAATCAACAAACGTTATTGCTGACTACGCTTCAGTCACTTCTTCCTCATATGCAGTGTTAGACAGTGGTTGGGTGTACCAATATGATAGATATAACGACAAATACTGCTACGTGCCCTCTAACGGTCATACAGCAGGTATTATGGCAAGGTCAGACTTATTAAGAGACCCATGGTTTTCACCTGCTGGTTTCTCAAGAGGTCAATACCTAGGTATTACTAAACTTGCGTTCAATCCTTCACAATCATCTAGAGATGACTTATATCGTGCAAGGATTAATCCAATTGTTACCTTCCCAGGCCAAGGTACAGTATTATTTGGAGATAAAACAGCACTAACTTCACCTTCTGCCTTTGATAGAATCAACGTAAGAAGGTTGTTCATAGTATTAGAAAAAGCAATCGCAGTTGCAGCGAAATCACAACTCTTTGAATTCAACGATGCATTCACAAGAGCTCAGTTCCGTGCTGCTGTAGAACCTTTCCTAAGAGACGTTAAGAACAGACGAGGTCTAGTAGACTTCTCAGTATTATGTGATGAAACTAACAACACTGATACAGTTATAGATAGAAATGAATTTGTATGTTCTATCTTTGTGAAACCTGCTAGAAGTATTAATTTTATAACTTTAAACTTTGTTGCTGCTAGAAGTGGTGTCGAGTTTGAAGAAATTTACAGTGCAGTTTAAGGAGAAATAAATGGCAACTATAGACCAATTTAAAGCACAACTTATCGGTGGAGGCCCACGTGCTAACCGATTTAAAGTTTTTATACCAAGAGCTGGTAATAAGATTGAGTTCTTATGTAAAGCTGCTAATATCCCAGCAGGAACTTTAGGAGAAGTTGTAGTTCCTTTCAGAGGACACAATCTTAAACTTGCTGGTGAGAGAACATTCGAAGATTGGCAGATTACAGTAATCAACGATGTTGAGTTCTCAGTAAGAAGTGGTCTAGAAGCATGGCAAGAAGAGATTCAAGCTATGGATAGTGGAGAAGGTTCAACCTCTACAGACTATCTTATTTCTAGAGCCTTTGTAGAACAATTAAACAAAGATGATTCTGTCCTTGCGAGATACGAGTTTTTCAACATGTTCCCTAAAAATATAGGTGCAATCGAACTATCTTACGATACAGTTGATGCACTTGAGGAATTTACAGTTGACTTTACTTTTTCTCACTGGGAAAGAGTTCAATAACGTTTACCGTGAAAAAGACCACTATAATGTGGTATAAATATTAGTATGGAAATTTTAGGTTTTGAAATAAATCGTAAGAAAGACGATTTAAGAACGACAGAGGACAAGAATCAAAAGTCCTTTGTCCCACCAGTTGACGATGACGGGACTCCCGTCATTGAACAACAAAGTGGTTTCGTATCGGGTGCAGCCTATGGGTCGTATGTCGATATGGAAGGTGGTGTCAAGAATGAGGCAGAACTCATTCGTAGATACCGAGAAACCTCTTTGGTTCCCGAGTGTGATTCGGCAATCGAAGATATAGTCAATGAGTGTATCACTTCTGACACATCAGATAAGATAGTGACCCTTGACCTCAGAGATGTAAAACTCTCTGACAGTATCAAATCGAAGATACAAGAAGAGTTTAATCACATCTTATCTCTAATGAAGTTCAATCAGAACTCTCATGAATTATTCAGAAAATGGTACGTAGATGGAAGGATATACTTCCATAAGGTTGTTGATAGTAAACGACCTAAGTTAGGATTAGTAGACCTAAGAAATATTGACCCGATTAAAATTAAGAAGGTTAGAAATATTGAAAAGGAAAAAGACCCTAAGACTAAGATAGATAGAATTAAAAGGGTTGAAGAATTCTTTATGTTTAACGACAGAGGATTCGATAAATCTACTGCGACCGAAGGGACGACAGTTAAAATTGCACCTGAAGCTGTAACATATACAACTTCGGGTTTACTTGACTACACTAAAAATGTAGTTATCGGGTATCTGCACAAAGCATTGAAGACTGCAAATCAGTTAGCAATGTTGGAAGATGCACTTGTTATCTATAGGATATCAAGAGCTCCCGAAAGAAGGATATTCTACATTGACGTAGGTAACCTTCCAAAAGCAAAGGCAGAACAGTATCTTGCAGACGTTATGAACCGATACAAAAACAAATTGGTTTATAATGCAGATACAGGTGAAATCAAAGACGATAGAAAACATATGAGTATGTTGGAAGATTTTTGGTTACCTAGAAGAGAAGGTGGTAGAGGAACAGAGATTACTACACTTCCAGGCGGACAGAATTTAGATGATATTGCAGATATAGAATACTTTAAGAAGAAACTATATCAATCACTAAATGTTCCTGCCTCTAGAATGGAAGCAGACAATGGATTCAATATGGGTCGTGCGTCTGAAATTTCTAGAGACGAACTTAAATTTAATAAGTTCACAAACAGACTTCAGAAGAAGTTTGCAAGAGTTTTTACAGATATTCTTAAGACACAATTAGTTCTTAAGGAAATCACAACTGGAGACGAATTTGATGAAATCAAAGACTTTCTTCAGTACGACTTTGCAACGGACAACCACTTTACAGAGTTGAAAGATGCAGAGATAATAAGAGAGAGATTAGATACTCTCTCAAATATTTCCGACTATGTTGGGGAGTATTTTTCTAAAGAATATGTTAGAAAATACATTCTAAGACAGACGGAAGAAGACATTAAATTAATTGATAAACAAATCTCCAAAGAAGGAGAGGGACAATCAGATGAAAAAGGCGAAGATGACTTCGGAGGATTTTAATAAATGAGTAGTGAAATTGCAAAAGAAATAGTCAATTCAATTGAAGCAGGTAAGTTAGATACTGCAAAAGACCAAGTCTTTGACGGAATCAAACAAAAATCTGCAGAAGCAATCGACATGAAAAGAGTCGAAATGCAAGTAGATTGGATGGATAAATCTCAAGATGAACCGACAGGTGAAGCTCAGTAATGAAATCGTTTGCAGAAATCAGTGTTGAGTTAAACGAGGCAAAGTTTAAATTACCTCGTGGACACAAAGAACTGAAATCTGATGTTGTAAAGATTGGTGGTAAGAATATTAAGATTACTTACACCGAGTATAGGGGTAAAGTTCATGTATACGTAGATGGACAGGACTTCGGAGGTGCAACATACAAGGATTTAAAATCTGCAGAGACGGAAATGAAATCCATGAAGAGTGTCATAAAACAAATGTCAGAAGAAGAAAATATAGACATAGAGGAAATTTTCAATGAAATTAATATCAGAGTTTAATGACTACAGTGTTTCTCCAGTAATTATAGAGGAGAACGAAAAAGGACAAAAAGAATACTTTATTGAAGGTATTTTTATGCAATCCGAAATTAAAAACCGTAACGGAAGAGTATATCCTAAAGAGGTTATGCAGAAAGAAGTAAAACGTTACGTAAAAGAATTCGTTGAAAAGGATAGAGCATTCGGTGAGTTAGGACACCCCGAAGGGCCGACTATCAATTTAGACAAAGTGTCTCATATGATTACCAAATTAGAAGAAGATGGTAACAATTATGTGGGACGTGCAAAGATTTTAAGCACACCAAACGGTCAAATCGTAAGAAATTTAATCGATGACGGTGCTAAATTGGGAGTATCATCTCGTGGACTTGGTTCACTAGAACAGAAAGGTGGTGCTCAATATGTAAAAGATGACTTTCAACTTGCAACAGCAGGTGATATCGTTGCAGACCCTTCTGCACCTGAAGCTTTCGTTAACGGAATTATGGAAGGTACAGAGTGGGTATATGAGAACGGATTACTTACTGCAAGACAATTTGACCAAATGCGGGACGAAATACGGTCTGCGAAGTCAAATAAGTTGGAAGAAGTCACAATTAGACAATGGAAGAGGTTCGTTGAGAGTCTCTAACATATAAATAAAAAAGTAAACTCAAACAGGAGAAAAACATGGCAGAGTTAGAAACAAACCTAGATACAGTTGAAGAAACTGTAGATGCATTAGAGGAAGGTCAACAGCCTAACGCTAAAGCAGAAGATGGTGACAAGAAGCCAGTAAAACAAGGGTCATCCGACGCTGAGAAAATCGAAAGCGGAAAGGGTGATGTCGTCAAACCTGAAGAAAATCCTGTTGACAAAGCTGTTGCATCAGTAAAAGCTGCTGAGAAAGCTCCTTCTAACGAAGGTGACGCTCAGAAGAAAGGTGCAGACAAACCTGAAAAGATGGAAAAAATCAAAGAAGGTGAAGAAGATTCTAAGAAAGATGTTGCTACAACATCTAAAATGGAGAACATTAAAGCTATCGTCAACAATATGAAGGAAATGACTAAAGAAGAACTTCAAAAAACTTTTGGTGAAATATCAGAAGACGAAGTTGACGAAACCTTGACAAAAGCAGAAGTCGCTAGAAAAATCGTTGAAACACTTAAATCAATGGACGAAGCACAAGTTGCTAAGTTTGCTGAGAAGTATGAAGACGAAGAAGAAGAAGAACACGAAGAAGAAGTCAAAGAAGAATCTGTTGACGAGGAAACTTCTGCAGCTCTAGAATCTTCATTAGTCGAGATAGAAGTAGAAGACGACCTATCTGCAATCTCAGAAGCACTTGACCTTTCAGAAGAAAATCAAGAAAAAGCTAAAACAATCTTCAAAGCAGCTGTAACATCAAAAGTTACAGAAATTAAAGAACAACTTGAGTCTCAATACTCAGAAGAATTAAAAACCTCAGTAGAGAAAGTTAAAGGTGACCTTGCGGAAGCAGTTGACAAGTATCTTACTTATTGTGCAGACGAGTGGACGAAAGAAAACGAACTTGCTATAGAAAGAGGTTTGAGGTCTGAGATGACTGAAAACTTTATCGAAGGATTAAAAACATTGTTCGTAGAACACTATGTTGACGTTCCTGAAGATAAGTATAACGTTATCGATGAACTCGCAAATCGTCTCGATGAGATGGAAGAAAAACTTGACAGTGAAGTGTCTAAAAACATGGAAATTGTTGAAGAAAACGACCAACTTAAGAGAAGTAACGTGATAAGAGAAGCCTGCAAAGACTTATCTGAATCACAAAAAGAGAAAATGGAATCATTATCAAATGGTGTAGACTTTAAAGATATCGAAGACTTTCAAGAGAAAGTACAAGAAATCAAAGAAGCTTACTTCCCAGTTGAAGGTGAGTCCATCTCTGAAGACACTATAATTGAAGAAGGAACTGGTGAAATATCAGAAGATAAAGAACCTGTTTTAGACCCTTCAATTGCTAGATATTCAGAGGCATTATCAAAACTTAAACCATTAGGTTAATTTAAAGGAGAATAAAAACAATGTTTTTATCAGAAAACTTACAAGATAAGTGGTCGCCGATTCTAGAACACTCCGATTTACCAAAAATCGAAGATAACTACAAACGTGCAGTCACAGCTGTTATCCTTGAAAACCAAGAAAAAGCTCTAAACGAAGACAGAGCTACTCTTGCAGAAGCAGCACCTTTAAATTCCACAGGTACAGGTATTTCTAACTGGGATCCAATCTTGATTTCATTAGTAAGACGTGCCATGCCAAATCTCGTTGCATACGACATTTGCGGTGTTCAACCAATGACCGGCCCAACTGGACTTATATTTGCTATGAAAGCAAGATATAACGATGACGTTGACGCTGATAGACTGAATACATCAGAAGCTTTACATAACGAAGCTAGAACTGATTACTCAGCATCTGCTCAAACAACATCAACTTCAGTAGGAAGCGACCACTCAGGAGACCCATTCAATGGTTCTTATGCGTCACAGACTTCTGCGGGTATGTCTACAGCTTCAGCAGAATCACTAGGTGATGGTGCTGGAAACCATTTTGCTGAAATGGCATTCTCAATCGAGAAAGCTACAGTGACAGCAAAGTCAAGAGCACTTAAAGCGGAATATTCATTAGAATTAGCACAAGACCTCAAAGCAATCCACGGTCTTGATGCAGAATCAGAACTTGCAAACATTCTATCATCAGAAATCCTTGCTGAAATAAACAGGGAAGTTGTGAGAAGTGTTAACAACCAAGCGAAAACAGGTGCAGCTGCTACAGCTGTTGCTGGTACTTTCAACTTGGACGTTGATGCTAACGGTAGATGGTCTGTAGAAAAGTTCAAAGGACTATTGTTCCAAATCGAAAGAGAATCAAATGTTATTGCTAAAGAAACAAGAAGAGGAAAAGGAAACTTTATTCTTTGTTCTTCTGATGTTGCTTCAGCACTATCAATGGCTGGTGTATTAGATTACGCACCTGCTCTTTCAACCAACTTAAACGTTGACGACACAGGTAATACTTTTGCTGGTGTATTAAACGGAAGAGTTAAAGTATACGTTGACCCATATGCGTCTTCAGACTACTTAACAGTTGGTTACAGAGGTTCAAATCCTTATGACGCTGGATTATTCTATTGCCCATACGTTCCATTACAAATGGTTCGTGCAGTTGGTGAGAATACATTCCAACCAAAAATTGGTTTCAAAACAAGATACGGAATGGTATCTAATCCTTTCGTTGGTTCAACACCAGCAGACGGACTTGCTTCAGCAGGAACAAACCAATACTACAGAAAATTTGCAGTATCAAACATTCTGTAATCGAATTAGATTTCGAACTAAAGGGGACTTTCGAGTCCCCTTTTTTTATGCACTAAATAATAGGTAACATTAAGTTACAGACATAAACACACATACACACAGGAGGAAATTATGTCAAACGGAAAATCAGGGTTCGAAATCAGAGCCGAATTACTAAACCAAGCACAAGGTATACTGGAAGGTAATATCTATCGTAATAACGAGGCAGTTGTTGAACACAATAACAACTTCCCGAATGATAGAAAACCTTACGGTGACCAATTTGTGTCAACGGAAGACGTTATCTCAGTTGCAAGACAATTAAACGAATTTGTAAACGAGAAGTAACTATAAATAGTATTGTGGGGTGGAATGATTCACCCCCTTTAGAAGAGAACAATTATGACAGATTATGAAAGAACAGTGAAAGTTTTAGAAGGGCCGTGGTCAACTAAAGCATTCCCACAAGGTGAAGAAACAACCGAAGGTATTATTAGTAGAAAAATTACTACACTATATGAAAAGGACGGATATCTATGTGAAGAAATCGTCACTAGAGAATATAGAGATGGTGATTACTTTGACACCTCAGTAAACAAAAGGGTATTAAAACTTGACTGAAACTGCAATTAACAAGTCTATTCTTAATAAGAATAACTTTAGATTACTGATTGATAAAGTTCCAACAGTGGAATACTATATTCAATCAGTCAATATCCCAGGCTTATCATTCACTGAAACAATCAGTGCAGCTGGTGTGGGATTAGATGCATTTTTCCCAGGCGATAAAGTGTCATTCGAATCACTAAGTGTATCATTTTTAGTAGACGAAGACCTTGCAAACTTTAAAGAGATGTATGATTGGATGAATGCAATCGTTCCAGTATCAGACCCTACTGATTATGCAAACTTCACTGGAACACAAAAGACTGCAACGGGTGAGTATAGTAACGTTACTAACGACCTTGCACAATATTCAGACATTACAATAGTGGTTAACACTAACAAAAACATACCAAATAAATTTTTTAGATTCCATGATGCATTTCCTATATCTCTTAGTGGTATAGAATTACAGAGTGGTGCAGAGACCGAGGCAGTGGTTGCTACAGTCGAATTTAGATTTACATATTACGACATAGAATCCACTTCCTAAAATACCATAAGTGTGGTATAATAGTATATTATGACATTAGATGAAATTAAGAGCCAGTGGGAAAAGGATTGTGAGATAGACGATATCGAACTAGATAAATCGTCTTTAGAAATACCTAAACTCCATGCAAAATACCAAGACTTACTATCCAGTAAGATACTTGTTATGAAACAATACCAATACAAATATGATACACTTCTAAAGGATAAGTGGTTGTGGTATAACGGAAAAATGTCTCAAGAACAAATCAAAGAGTTGGGTTGGTCAGACGACCCTTTAGACGGATTGAAAATTATGAAAACTGATTTACAAATCTTCTATAACTCAGATAAAGATATACAAGAACTCAATGCAAAGATTGAGTATTTAAAAGTAACGATAGATTATCTCAAAGAGTGTATGCAAAATATCACTTGGAGACACCAAACGATTAAGAATACAATCGATTGGAGAAAATTCATGGCAGGGTCATAATGATATATCAAAACTATGTTTGGATTGCAGAGGCATTCTTTACATCACAAGAAGTTGATTCTATAATCGCATGTGCAAATAAAATAGAATGGGAAGAGGGTAGAGTTGGATTTGCAGCTAATGACCCCGATAGTGCAGAAGCATCAGGACGTGCTGATGATGAGATTAGAAGGTCAAGTGTTAAATGGTTAACACATGAAATGTTACCACAAGAATTTCATGATAAACTTGCACAAGGAGTTCAATTCGCACAAGGAGATAATGCATGGACTTGGGATTTAAGTCATTTTGAAAATTTCCAATTTACACAATATAGTGAACAACCTAATACAAAAGGTGATTTCTATACATGGCATACAGATTCGGGTCATGTTGGACAGGTACATGGTACAGAAGGCCTTATTCGTAAGTTAAGTTGCACCATTCAATTATCAGACCCCGATGAATATGAAGGTGGTCATTTCGAATGGTTAGAACCACATAGTATGTTTGATAGAATAAAACAAGGTGACAAATCTGTAGGTATAGATGCAATGAAAAGAACTGCACCCTTTAGTGCAAAAACAAGAGGAAGTATTTTATTATTCCCTTCAGACGTTCACCACCAAGTCACCCCAGTCACACGAGGAGCTCGAACATCACTAGTAGGGTGGTTGTTAGGTACTCCTTTCAAGTAAAACCATTATGGTTACAGTAGAAAAATTAGATGATGTCTTTATGAAAGTTCATTGTGATGATGGACTTGCAAGAGACTTATATGACTTCTTTTCTTATACAGTCCCAGGCGCAAAATTTATGCCTTCTTATAAGAATAAGTATTGGGACGGTAAAGTCAGACTCTTCTCAATGAAGACAAATAAAATCTATATTGGATTACTTCCATACGTTGACGAATTCTGTAGAGAACGTGGTTATGAGTTTGGTGGTATACAAGAAGTAATCGGAGACAAAACAACAATTACAGACGAAGACGTAGATTTCTTTATTAATGGTGACGACCTAATCCCAGGCTTGGGTCTTCCATTTCAACCACGTGATTATCAAATAGAAGCATTCAAAACTGCAGTGCAATACGGAAGACAGTTATTACTTTCACCAACTGCAAGTGGAAAGTCTTTAATCATTTATATGTTGTGTAGGTGGTATGAAGGAGAAATGTCTCTACCTAATTGTAAGACTATTATTATCGTTCCCACTACCTCATTGGTAGAACAAATGTCAAAAGATTTCAAAGAATACGGATACAAAGAACCTATCTGTAAAATCTATCACGGTCAAGAAGTATTTGATGCACCTATTACGGTCACCACATGGCAATCATTCAGTAAAGCTCCTAAAGAAGTTGTACAGGGATTTGACGTAGTGATAGGGGACGAAGCACATTTATTCAAAGCACAAACACTAAAAGGTATCTTAGAGAAAATGAAACACACTAGTGTTCGTTTTGGAACGACTGGAACACTGGACGGGTCAGAAGTTCATAGGTTACAACTTGAAGGTTTGTTCGGCCCTGTAAAAAAAGTCATAACGTCATACGAGTTAATGGAAGAAGGTACAATTGCAAATTTGAAGATAGATTGTGTCATACTTCGTCATACTAAAATGAAAAAATTGACATACCAAGAAGAAATGGATTACTTGGTGTCGAATGATAGTAGAAACAAATTCATAACAAATTTAGTTGCAAGTTTAAAAGGTAATACTTTAGTGTTGTTCCAATATGTACAGAAACATGGTGAAGTCTTATATCCTATGTTAGACGGAAGAGTAAAGGACTTACACTATGTCTATGGTGGAACAGATACAGAAGACAGAGAAACAGTCAGAGAGGTGGTAGAAAAATCTAACGATAGTGTCATACTAGCGTCATACGGAACTTTTTCTACTGGAGTTAATATAAAGAAAATTGATAATGTAGTTTTTGCAAGTCCTTCTAAGTCAAGGATAAGGAATCTACAATCTATTGGTAGAGGTCTAAGGAAAACTGAAGGTAAGAGTGAAATGAGATTATTTGATATTGCAGACGATTTGCAATGTGATAATTTCACACTTGGTCACCTTAAGGAACGTATAAATATTTACAACGAGGAAAATTTTTCATACGAAATAAAACAATTTGACTTAGACTAATGGCAACACCAAACGACTTACTTAAACAAAGATATGAAGTTATCAAACTCAAGACTGGTACAGAGTTTGTAGGAATGGTTAGAGACACAACAGAAGGTCTCGAAGTTACACTTCCTATGATATGTCATTTATCGGTTCAACAACCAATCAATTCAACACTTGCAACCTTCTATCCTTATGCACCTATGAGTGAAGACCCTATCGTCAAAATTCCATTCGACCAAGTCTTACATAGAAGTAATATGAATTCTCAATTTATTCCGTTCTATGACGAAGCTTCTGCAAACTGGTTAAAGATGGTGGAGACAGGTTCCATTCCATTAACCAATGACTTGAAAGGTGTATCAAGAGAATACATGAAAAAGGCAGTTGACTCTATTCTTAAGAATGTCAAAGACGAAGATTTATTTGATGAGTTCTATGAGGAACTAGTAGAGAGTGAGTTTGAAGAAGCTATAAAACCTACCGACCCAAAAAAGATTCATTAGGATTTCTTTTTTTCTAAATAAGTGCGTATAATTTAGACTTATATATACTTATACAAAATATTTATAACAACTTTTAGGAAAACCATGACCACAGCAACTTTTTTTGCGAAGAGCATGGTACGAAAAGCTAGAGAAGTTAATCATATCATTCGTCCAACAAAACGAAAACTGGTTGACACTATCGAATTTCTAGTGCTTATGACTCTTCCCTTCTTACTACCCTTCATAGTGATGTATTTCAGTATGTGGAATATAGTATGAACTTCGAAAAACTTAGAGATACTTTGGAGATAACTACATTAGTAGGTATCTTCATGGTGTCCGTTATATCAATTACAGGAATATCATAATGAGAGAACTAGGACAAGCATTACTATGCACACTTGCAATAGGTGTGTTTTTTGGATTTAAGATATATCCAAATTTAGAATATACAGGTGGAACTGGAGGACATAGTTGCACGGGTCAGTGTTATGTTGACTATGTTGAACAATTTGGAACTGCTTCAGAGATTGAACAGAGAAAACAAGAACTTGCAAATGCAGACGAATTCTCTTCTATTAGAGGTCTATGGAGTGGTTGTGCAGCTTGTCACGGTGCAGAAGGTCAAGGTATGGGAGTCTTCCCTAAACTTGCTGGTCAAAGTTCAGATTACATTGTAAATAAACTCAATGCATATAAAAACAGAGAAACAGTTGGTAATATGTCTTCTACTATGTGGGCACAAGCTGGTATGTTGAGTGATGAAGATATCAATATGATTGGTAAATTCATTGAGGTTGAGTTGAAGTGAAAGAGGAAAAACTCTTACAAATCGTAAACTTATCACCCAGTGAATCTTGGATTGAAAGAATTGTCGAGGTTCACCCTATGAAACAAGTTGCAGTAATGTCAGTCGTGCAAGTCCTCGTTTTCGGTTTTATGTTGTTGTCCTTTTGGCTAATCAATCTAGGATTGGGTAAGATATGAAACACTATATAATAGGTACAACATTGGGATTATGCATGTTTTATCTTGCCGTTGGTGAGATTGATAAAATGAGTCGTGCAGTGGAGATACAATCGTTTGCAAAGAGTAGGATTAAAGATATCATCTCTTATTAGTATATTCCACCGCGGCAACATATTTATTTTATCATAGATTTCCCAGTTGTCTAGTGGGTTTCTTCAAATAATTCAAAAAAATAAATACTTAAAAACCCTCTTACAAAATAAGAGAATTGGTGTATAATAGATTCATGACTACTAAAAAAGACCCTAAAAAGGCAGAGCATTACGTAAACAACAAAGAGTTTACAGCTGCAGTCTCCGAGTTTAACATTGCATGTAAACTTGCAGAAGAGAAAGGTAAGTCTAAACCTCAAATGACAGAATACATTGGTGAATGTATCTATAAGATTGCGACTCGATTATCGACTCGTCCTAATTTTATCAACTACACATATAGAGATGAAATGATATGTGATGCAATTGAAAATTGTATTCAGTATATCGGAAACTTTAACCCCGAAAAATCAACTAACGCATTTGCATACATAACACAAATTTGTTACTATGCATTCCTCAGAAGAATCCAAAAGGAGAAAAAACAGGTCTTCATTAAACAACAGGCCACGGACGCTGCTGGAATGATAACAAGTGCATTCGATACTATTGACGGACAACACGACCCAACCCTTACTAATACTAATGTGGAATGGATGCAAGAAAACATGAATCGTGTTGAATACGAACCTCGTAAATCTAGAACCAAAAAAGTTAAAAAAACAACAAACTTAGAAAAATTTACTGAATGAAAATAGCATTACTGAATGATACCCATTGTGGTGTCCGAGGTGATATGATAGAAATGTCAAATTACCAAGGAAGATTTTATAATGAAGTGTTCTTTCCATATATGGACGAACATAACATTAAACACATAATACACTTAGGGGACTACTTCGACAGAAGAAAATACATAAATTTTGCTTCCATGAAAGCAAATATCAAACACTTCATTGACCCAATGACTGAACGTGGTATTACTATGGATTTAATTCTAGGTAATCATGATACTTATTATAAGAACACCAATGAAGTAAACTCACCCGAGTTGTTATTATACAATCAAAAAAATGTAAATGTCATTCAAGAACATGAAGTCAAAGAGTATGACGGATTTAACATTGCATTATCTCCATGGATTAATCCCGAAAACTATGCAGACGCTGTTGATTTCTTAAAGACTGCAAATGCAAGTTGGTGTATGGGACACTTTGAATTTGAAGGTGCATTAATGATGCCAGGCATGACGTGTCAACACGGACTAGACCATTCTTATGTAAAAAGATTTGAAACAGTTTTGAGTGGTCATTTCCACCAAAAATCTGAATTTGCAAATATCAGATATCTTGGGTCTCAAATGCAATTTACTTGGTCAGATTATGGAGATAACAAATACTTTCATATATTTGATACCGAGACCCAAGAACTTACCCCAGTTTTAAATCCAATCACCATGTTTGAGAAATCATTCTATGACGATACAAAAGAAACTTTTGAAACAATATCTAACATAGATTATTCTAAATTTACAAACAAATTTGTAAAAGTAATAGTAGTAAATAAAGACAATCCTTATTGGTTTGATACATTCTTAGATAAACTACATGCAAGTAATCCAATACACGTTGCAGTTGTAGACGACAACAAACATATGGATTTCTATGGTGACGATGATATAGAAGATATCGAAGACACTTTAACTATATTAAACAACTATATTGACGGGTTGGAAATACAAGGGAAGAAGAAACCCCTTGCAGAACTTATGTCGTCATTATATAATGAAGCTTTGGACGAACATAACTATCTATGATAAATTTTAAGAAAGTAAGATACAAAAACTTACTATCCAGTGGAAACAAATTTACAGAAATACAACTAGACAAACACCAAACGACACTAATCTTAGGTGATAACGGTGCTGGTAAATCTACATTATTAGATGCACTTTGTTTTGGACTCTATGGAAAGGGGTTCAGAAATCTTAAGAAAGAACTTCTAATCAATTCTGTTAATGGAGGAAACCTTTTAGTTGAGGTTGAGTTCTCTATTGGTAAGAAACAATACAAAGTTATTAGAGGTGCAAAACCAAACAAATTCGAACTCTATGTTAATGACGTGTTCGTCAATCAAGATGCAACAGTCAGAGACTACCAAGAACACTTAGAAAAGAACATACTCAAAATGAGTTATCGTTCCTTTACTCAAGTTGCAATCCTCGGGTCAGCAAACTTTACTCCTTTCATGCAATTAAAAGCTGCAGATAGACGTAAACTTGTGGAAGACCTTTTGGATATATCAATCTTTTCTACTATGGGAGATATCCTTAAGAAAAAGATTTCTAATCATACTGTTGAGGTTAGAGAGAATAATCATGAAATCGACTTACTTGAAGAAAGAATTAACGGACTAAATGAACAACTTAATGCACTTCGTGAAAATCGTGAATCGAAAATCCTAAAATATGAAAATACCGTTGAGGAAACTCAAGAGAATATTAACAAACTTTTAGGGGACATAGATGAAAAGACGGAAAATGTGGTGGAGAAAAAATCCACCATCTCAGATAAAGATACTAAAGAGGATAAACTCAAACAAACAGTTGACATGGAAGCTAGACTTGAGGACGCTCGAAGAAAAGCAATTAAAGACATTGAATTCTATGAGAACAATGACGATTGTCCCACATGCAAACAGGGTCTAGACGATGAACACAAGAAGAAACACATTGAGGAAAAACAGAATAAGGTCGCAGAAATCAAGGAGGCGGTGTCACAACTCGATTTACAAGTCGAAGACCTTAATACCCGAATCCAAGAAATCAACGGAATCCAAGACGAAATAACCACAATTCAAAAAGAGATTGGTATCCTACAAACAGAAGTTGTATCTAATCAAAAGTTCATTCAAAAAATGCAGAAAATGATTGCAGAACTCAAACAAGAAGGAACTGGTAATGGTGACGTGCAAGAGAGAATCAGTGATAGTGAAGACAAACTAGATATTCTACATGCAAAGAAAGAATCATTAGTTGACCAACAACACTACTATGAAATTGCACAAGTGTTACTCAGAGACCAAGGTGTAAGACAAAAGATTATCAAACAGTATGTTCCTATTATGAACAAGCTGATTAACAAGTATCTTGCACAATTAGAATTCTATGTTGGTTTTGAATTGAATGAAAAGTTCGAAGAAACAATCAAATCAAGATTCAGAGACGTATTCAAATACGATAACTTCTCACAAGGGGAGAAAATGAGAATTGACCTTGCACTACTATTCACATGGAGAAGTGTTGCAAGAATGAAGAACTCAGTTAACACTAACCTATTGATATTAGACGAAGTTTTCGATTCTTCATTAGACTCACAAGGAACAGACGATTTCTTAAAACTACTAAACACCTTGACGGAAAAGACAAATGCGTTTATCATATCTCATAAAGGAGAAACATTATATGATAAATTTAATGACGTTATTAGGTTTGAGAAATACAAAAACTTCTCGAGAATTGCAGAATAATATAAATAGTAATATGAAATCATTCTCAGAAGTCACTAATCCAA